CAATGCCGGGAGGTTTATCGCGGAGTCCTCCAGTAGCTCCCGCGTTACCTTGACCAGCCCGCCGGACTTCTCCAGCGAGAAGGCGACCTGCCCAACCGTGGGCGTCTGGTCGCTGTACGCGGCCTCCTCGGCTATCGCCGCCCATGTCGCGCTGCCCATCGTTGGAACGTAACCGTCCTTCGACGACACCCGGATCACGGTGCAGAGGGGCCGAAGCTGGGAACCCGGCACTCCCGGATCGTGAATCGTCTGGCTAATAAACTGCTCTGGTACGAAGAAACCCACTTTGTTACTACCCTTTCGGGCGGGCCAGACATTTCTGCTGGCCTCTCACGGTTTCCCATGAGGTCGGACTATCTCATCAACCCGTTCGGGTTGCCCGGCGCTGGTGGGGCTTATTCCTTCGGCTGGTCATCCCCTAGTCTCTGAACCGTCCCAGGTACTATTGCCGTTCCCTGGGCTTGGCTGCGGATTAGCTTGTCTCTCGATTTAGCCTTCCCGCAATTCACCGGGTTTGCTGTAGCTATTACTAGCTACAGGGGCAATGCTATCTTACCCTCGGCATCCGTCTCCTCCTGCATGGCCTTTACTTCGTCTGCGCTGGCGGTCTTCCAGAACACGTCGTCGGACGGAGACCTCAACCACTTGACGAATACGTCGGTCTGGAACTGGGCCTCGTCCTTCTGGGTCTGACCCATCTGCTCCTGCACCCACAACGGCTGGGCCATCGCGGGGAGATCCTTGACCCAGGAACTGGGCTTGTAGGACGCCTTCGTGTTGCGGCTCGTGTCGTTCGGGTCGTATGCCGCGACGTCCTTGTCGGCTATCGGGACACTGTTGGTCGGGCGAGAGAACTCGCCCTGGAGAATCTTCAACTGGCTAGCTGCCTGGTCGACCTTGTCGGCCTCTTCCATCTTGGCCTGGGCGTCCACGATCATGCGCTCGAACTCCTCGACGTTGCCGCCGGCGAGAGCCGTCTCCGCTTGACCGAGGAGGGCGTTGGCCTCCTGTCTCGTCTCTTTAGTGTTCAAATCAAAACTCCTTCGTTTGGTTTATTCCATGCAGAGCGAGTTTGACCCGCTGTAGGCGCAACGTCCGCTCTGCCGTGTCCAAGGCGGCTTCAGGGGCCGTGTCGGAGGCGGCTTCGTCCGTTGCGTCGGAGTCGTCATCGCCGGTTGCTGGCTCGAATTTGATCCCGTCGTGATCCGTGCAGAACGCACGGGCCTCGGTCTCGGTCCAATCGTCGGCTGGGAATCGGTATGATGCGATGGCCCAGTCCCCGGTCTCCATCTCTCTGCCGTACAGTACCTTGACCGGCTTGTCGCCGATGGTCGAGTCGCCGGTGCGGAACTCGTTGAACTCGTCCGGCTCCCGCAACCTGCAGGCGTGGAAGTTCGGGTAGGGCTTGGAGCCGTCGGGAGGATCGGCAGACCGTAGCTCGGAGGGCCTACGGCCAGCCTCGCGTAGGTGCCGTGCCAGGTGGTTGTACACCCCGCGCCGGTCGTTCTCCGGTATCGACGTCCTGCGGGCGTTGAGGTTCGCCAGGGCAGTCGTGATGGCCCGGACGTTCGCGGCCCCGCCTCGGCCATTGCGACCGACATGGTGGTGCAGATATTTGTAGCTCGACTTGAGTTCGGGATCGCCGTCGGCATCGACCCAGGCATGGGCCGCTCGGAGGACTGCCGCCCCGCCCTTGATGCGGCCCCGCATCAGACTGCCGTCCCAGGCGTCCTCGACCCAGGCCGTCAGGTGGGACGGGATCGCGCCCTTCTCCTCCGTCACCGGCGAGGATTTGGCCGCAACGGTCTCGGTGGAGGGAGACGACCCGCGTATCACCGACGAGACCTCGACCCAGTCCAGGTTCGCTATGCGCCTGACGACCGTCGAGACATCGCTGCCCTCCTGCTCGACGTCGGATTCCTTCGGGATATTGAACCCGATAGACCACTCGCGGACGTAATCCCCGGCGACATTACTGAAGGCGTCCCGGCCCGCCTCGGTCTCCATGTTCATTCTCATCCTAGTGAACAGCCGGTACTCGTCACCCTCGATGTGCCGGGGCTGGGCGAAGATGACCTTCCCGACGAGCTTCCCTTGGTCATGGCCGGACAGGACGGGTATCGGCAGATTATCGGCGATCGAGGCATCGAAGGCGGTCGGCTCCACGATGTCGCCATCGGCATCGACCACGCCCATCGTGTTCGTGTACGCCTCGACGATCCCCTCGGCCTCGTCGATGGCCTTCGCGCTGGCGATCACGGTCTTGTGAATCATGTCGCTCCCCCTGTGTAGCCCCTCGGCATCGGCATCCAGTTCAGCGTCCCGTTGGGATGGTCGTCAATGTTCTGGGCATCTTCCAGCGTATATATCTTGCCGTGCCGCTCCGCGCAGGTCCGGCCTTCTGGGTCGCCGGGGTCGACGAAATCGTCGTCGGGGTCTCCGTCCACGTCGTCGGCCTGGACGTACACAAAATTTTGTTCCCTGTAAAAACCGATCGTTGTCGCATTTTGCGTCCTCATTATTTCGGTGCGGGCTATCAGCCTCGACCGGTTCTCGGTCTCGCCCAGGATCGAGCGGATACCGGGGAACTTGTCGTCCGGTACGCCCCGTGCTAGTTGCTCGATGGAGTAACCCCGCTCCAGACCGATACCCACCGCCCGTCCGATGGCCTTGGATGTCGTCCGGTGGATCATCGCAGCCCGCGTCGGTGCCTGGGTCAGTACCCGCTGGACCGTCGGCAGCTTGTCCGACCAGTCGAGAGTCCCGGCGACGCCGACGTCGTTGATCGTCCCGAACGTCCGCTTCGAGACCCGGCGATATGCCGCCTCCAGGATTCTCTCCATGTTGCCTGTCTCGATGGGCGGGAGCATATCGGAGACGCCGAACGGATAGTCCTTCGTCTGGGCGGTCTGCCGCTCCATGTGACGCCCGAGGATGCCGTCGACCCGGTTACGGATGCCTCGGAAGTGGGTCAGTACCTTGGCACTCAGCGCGTCTGTCTCCTCCTCCCGCTCCTCGATCATCCGGCGTCGGAGTATCTGGGCGCGAGGAGCAACGCGAGGAGCCTTGATCTCCGCGAGAATCGGGTGCGCCTGCTCGACCGGAGCGGCATCGACCGCGACCGGAGCGGCCTGCCCCTCGGCTACCTCGAAGACCGATGACGGGATGCGCCGGAGCGCACCGTCTGAGACCGCCTCGAATCCCAGTGCCTCCCGCGTCTCGTTCAGGGTGAGGATGCCGCCCGCGAACAGGGCCGTCAGGCGGGTCGTCGTCGCCTCCTGGTCGTCGAGCGTGGCCCGCATCGCGGCCCAGTCGACTGCGAGGGTCTCGTTGGTGCTGTACTCGTCGAACAGGTTCGCGTTGAAGTACCGGAGGATTCGGGCGACCATCGGCTCCAGGGTCTCGCTGTGGAACGCCAGACGGGCCTCCCGGTAGTTGGAGAATGTCGATCGCTGGAGTCCGACGTTAGCCCCCACCAAAATCGGCGGGACTCCGAATACCGCGCAGATGCGGGACTCGGTCAGATTGTGCAGCCCCGCCAGCTCCATGTCCTTCGGCGAGTTCGACATCGGCTGGTACTCGGCGTCATCGTCGAGGATCGCGATCCGGTGGAAGTTGTTGACCCCGCCGAACTGAGACCGCCACCGGGACCGGATCGTCGCCGCCTCCTCTTGGGAGGTCAGCCGTCGCTTCACCTTGAGCAAACCGGACGGGACGCCCGCGTTCTGGAAATACACCTTCGCGAAGGCCGTCATGTTCAAATCGAGGTTGACGGTGCGGGCCGCGACCTGGAGAGGACTGAGGCCGTAGATGTCCCCGCCGGGATTGGGCAGGGCCAGGTGGCACATATCCCGTGCGGCGACCCCGTACTCGGTGCTGCCGACCGTGTAGACGTAGCTCTCCGCGCCGTAGTCCCCGGCGACGATGGTGACCCGGTCGGGACGCAGGAGGTACATGGCCGAGACCTGGTCGTTCCTCCCCCGCTCCTTGATCACGTAGGCGTTGCCCGCCACCATGAGGAACGTGACCAGCCGCTCGATGAACGAGTACCAATCGGAGTACGGGTTAGGCTTGGTGGTCAGGTCGTAGAGCAGGCCGGTCTCGACCTCGACGGAGCCGCCTTCAGCCGAGGGAGCCTGGACGTAGTACCGGGGCGAGGCCGCAGAGGTCGCTAGCTCGCGGATGCAGGCGTGGACGATCTCGTTCTTGCCGTAGCCCTCAGAGGCGAAGTTGGCGTAATTGGCGTCAGGGTATGACGCCTGCCCGACGTCGAGGTTGAGCGGGACGGTGGTCGAGAGTTCCTGCGCCTGCTTGCGGAACAGCGGAGACCAGAACGCCAAAAGCGACCTCCTCCGGCGTTCGGGCTGTTACGCCTCGGACACTGCGCCGGATCGGGCCACTGTCATCGACGATATCACGACCGGTCAGACCGCGTCAAACGCCAGCACCGATTGCGACATCCTCTGGGCAGCTATCTCGCAATACCGCTCCTCGATTTCAATCCCGATAGCCTTGCGGCCCAGGTCTTTGGCGGCTCTAAGCGTGGTGCCGCTGCCCATGAAGGGGTCGAGGATAGTACCGGGAGGGCATTTGTCAATCAAGGCTCGCATCAGCCCGATGGGCTTAGGCGTTGGGTGCATCTGCCGTTCTGGCGCGAGCGTCGGGAGTGAGTAACGGAGCACTCCATGTCCTCGAGCCCCTTCAAACCCATGTCCCAGGACATATATCCCCTCCCACGATGGTCGCCAGGGAATGTCCAACGCTCCCATGCCAGTCGATACTACTTTGTCCCACACCAGCATTTCGCGGGCATCTATCGGGACGGATGTTTTCCATGAACCAAAAACAAGGGCGGGGCGAGGACTCCAGCAGGCCAATATTTCATCCCTGACTGTCAAATCTCTATCGCCCACTATTGGAGTACCGGCCCACCGCGATGTCCACTTACCATCATGGTGACGTTCGCCAGCAACGAAATTCATGCCATAGGGAGGGTCGGTCACGAGTACGCTAGCCTGCAGCGTCGGCAGAATCTCCCGGCAGTCCCCGTGGTAGATGGTCACCGCGTCGTCCTCGTAATATGGTTTCATGTGATAGCCTCGTTCCGGGTCTTGCACCGGCTGCACACGATCACCGTACCGGACGCGGCCTTCTCCGCGAGTAACTTCCCGCAGCCCTGGCACCGGAGTTCCTTGCACTCCTCCGTCATGCCCCGGCGTATCCGTTAACAGATCGCGCATACAGGCCGTTGGTTGCGGTTGAGGTGGTATCTACCATACCCCGACTCCCGGCACACCCGTCCGGCCATATACCGCCAGGGCCAGGGCCATCACGCAGTCGTCGTGCATCCCGTCCGGGGCCGAGTACCGGACGCCCGTCCTGGTGTACTCAAAGGCGAAGACATCCAGCTCGGAGACGATCACGCCCTGCGGATACCGCACCTCCCCGGTCTGGATCGCCATCGCCAACCCCTCCATCAGGTGCTGCTTGGATGACGAGGAGAAGTGATAGCCTTCGACGTTCGATAGCTCCCGCTGGAGCCGCTCGACGATCGGGTCGCCGACCCCGGTGGAGTCCACGATGGCGGGCGTGGCACCGATCTCCTGGGCCAGCCGCCGCACGGTCTCCTCCCACGGCCACTGGTACCGGTCGAACCGGCAGACGGCCCCGGTCTCGTCGAGGCCGACGACGACCGTCCAGTCGACGGACTTCGCCAGGTCGACCCCGTAGACGACCGGAGGATCGCCGGAGACGTCCCCGATGCAGGCCCGGATAGCCTCCTGCCCGAACGGGTTCCCGCCGTCGTCGGACGGCTCGGCGAAGTACAACTCACGGAACACGTTCTCCGGCAACTGCCGCTGGGCCTGTTCGATCTCCTCCGGCGCTATGATCCCCGCGTCGATGGCGTCCGAGGCCGTGAGCTTCGCATAGGCCCACCCCGACTCCCCGCCCTCGGCCCGACGCGCCAGAGCATAGGCCCAGTTCCTCCTGCCCTTGACGTTGCCGATGATCCGCACCGGGCCACGGGTCGCGGTCAGGGTCGAGCGGATCGCGTGCCACGCCTCCTCCCTCATCCGCGTCGCCTCGTCCAGCACGGCGGCGTATACGTCCTCGCCGTAGAGATTGTCCGGCTTCTCCGCAGACCGGAAGGAGATGATCGCCCCGTTCAGCAGGGTGATCGTAAGCTCCGACTCGTTGGCGGTGTACAGCGTCTCCGGTAGGCCGCGCTTGAGCCGCCGGTACGCCACCTTGGCCTGGGGATAGACGGGGCTGATCCACCAGAACGCCTGACCCCGCAGCCCAGCCATCGCCCGCTCCAGTATCCACGCGATACAGGCGACCGTTTTCCCACATTTCGTACTGCCCTCGATGATCCCGTACCGGTCAGGACTGAAGATCGCCGCCTGCTGCTTCGGGTAGAGGTTGGGCCTCCGGTACGTCACCGTCGGGGCCGTGACCGTTGAGGAAGTTGCCACTAGCTGCCTCGATTGAGAATGTGACCTCGCCCTGGGTCAAGTGGATAGCCCGCTGGTCGATGGTGATCATCGGCTCCTTCGGGATCACGCCGTTGATCTCCGATATCC